TTGGTATGAAGTATCTGTCATCGTTGATTAGATCTTGTAGTCGTTCGCCCGGTTCTAAATAGACATACGCTGGTTTAGAGTCTCCATTTAGAAATTCGACTGTGATCTTTATTGGATCTGTATGTGGCATTGTTATCCCCTCTTTATACTATTATTTATTGCAGCCACAAAAAAAGCACCCGAAGGTGCTTTAGTAAGTCGCTATCTATAAATGTACTATGCAAACACACTTATAGATAACGGCTTACCTTTGTGTTTAACATAGCCGTTCTTTTGCATTTTCTTACGATCACGCTCAACGGTTGCTTTGTTGTATTGACGCAGATATTTTGCGACTAAGTTGCGCTGTTTCGGCGTAGTTATTTTCTTTGCCATGACACTCTCCTTTTCTAAAGTATGTATTATACATACTTATGCGAAGATGTCAATCTCTTTTTCTACTTTTTCTTCTGTTTCTTCTTGCGGTGGCTTAATAGGTCGTAACCAGCTGTCTGCTATGTACGCACGAGGACTGGGTCCTAACATGATACTTAAATCGTCAGCTTCGACCCACCAATAATGATCGTGGACTAGTGCTTTACACGGAATTCCTCTAAACTCAAAAGTTTCGTTTTCCTTGAATTTGCCTATGTATTCTGCTACGTTTACAACTCTACCTACATTTTCTGGGCGTAATGAAAATACAATTACAGCCGCATCGCCTTGTTTACAATTCATCGTTTGTCCAATTTAATCTATATTTCTGTTTCTTACATGGTTTAATAGTCCGTAACCGATGCGACTTTTCTTTTTGTTTCTTTGGCGCATACGGTTTAGGTTTTTGCGGAGTTCTTACGTGCTTCATATATAAATCTCATGCAGTGATTATATCGTAAATTTCCTTCCAGTTTACTACTTTTGTAATATTGTTATAAATTATTTCGTGATCTTCGTTGTGATCATGTACCATAAGTAAACTGTTAAGTCCGAATACTGCTCCGACTTCTGCGTTCTGAGGCTTATCTTCTACCCACCAGCATCCAGTATCCTCGTATTCTTTTAGGACGTGATCTTTGTCTGCGCCAGTATCTAAGTAGACATACTTCTCAAACACTGTATCTCCAAAAAGCTCACGCAAGTTTTTAGTACGCAAGTGTTGAGCATACTGATCGTTACTTAAAGATGTTATTACATGAAAAATATATCCGTGATCAACGTGTAGTTTGCGAACATACTTCATTGCATCACGCAACGGAGGAAGTCTTCGTATCCAGGCACTTTCGTTAAACATTCTTACCAAACGATCTACATTTTTAACTTTATATCGCTTGCCTATTTTGTATTCTTTTTCGCCGCCTGGTACCATAACGTAACCGTGACGAGCCATCCATTGGTCAAATGCGTATTCCCAATCTAAAAGTACGCCATCTGCGTCAACAAGAATTACTTTATCTTTTTTCATAGTGTGCCTTCCTAATTGCCTTATTATAGCATTAGTATAGCACTGTTGATGCTAGTTGTCAACTAGCTGTTTGCGTATACATCACCTTGAGTTACGTTTATAATTTTTGCGCCGCAAGCGTAAGTATCGTTTAATCTACCAATTTCTAAGCCATTTGCGTATACATTAGGACTGTACGTGGCTAAACCGGTTTGGTGTGTTGCACATGCTGGAGGAATAGTGTGGGCTTGTTCAACATCGTTTTTGCGAACAACACCCACGTTGTGTACGAAAACATTTGGACTGCCTGCTTCAGTTGCAATAGTTTGTGGAGCGGCATCGCAGTTAATTCCGTCTTTTGGATCTGCGTCACCTACACTAACGTGAACTGTATCTACTATATCAACTCCGTCTTTTCTTGCTACTAGTGGCATGTCTTTGTTTCCTTAAATCATTTGAATACCGCTTGTTTGCGATGTGTACTGCTTGCCAATTTCGTCTTGTGTTCTTGCTACACAACTAACTGAAGTTACAGTTATATTAAATTTGGCATCAGGTGATACACTAAACATAAACGGTGCTAAACCTAGACCTTCTGCTTGTGCAATAAGAACCATAGGTTTTCTGACTGTAAAGTATTTAGCGTCTTCTTTTTCTAATCTTGCTACAATTTCTTCGCCTGAGCTTAATTTTAGTGAAATAGTATCGCCTTCTTTGTATGGTGTTTCGATTATCATAGAGTATAGCCTGTTCCTGTGTAGTTAGTTTCGTCGATGTACTTTGTTAGTTCATTGTAGCCACCTACAATTTTGCCATCGACTTTAATTTGCGGGAAAGTACGAGCTCCAGGGAACTCTTCTAGTACTTCCTCACGAGTAAAGTGTGTTGCAAGTTCTTTGTAAGTGTATGTTAGTCCACGCATTTCGCAAAGTTGTTTTGCTTGTTCGCAAAAAGGACAATGAGGTTTACCCCAAATTTCTATCATAGTGAGAATCCTTTAAATGTATCTTCGCTTACGTCTTGTTTGGTTCCGCCAATAACGTAAGAACTAATTTCTGTTTCTTGTGGTGCAACTTGTACATCTGCGCCACTAATCCATTTTTGTGTCCACGGCAGTGGATTGTTTTTAACTGAGAAAGGACTCTTTAGTCCAATGTTTGTCATACGACGAGTGGCAATCCATTCGATGTATTCACTTAGTAATTGGGTGTTTAGTCCAATCATTGAGCCGTCTTTAAACAAATATTCAGCCCAAAATTTTTCTTGCTCTACAGCTTCAACAAACATTTGAATGCATTCGTCTTCTGTTTCTTGAGCAATTTTTTCAAAGTCTGCATCTTCTTTACGAAGAAGTTTAAGCATCATTTGAGTAGAAGCAAGGTGTACATTTTCATCACGAGCAATCAGCTTAATGATTTTAGCGTTACCTTCCATTTTCTTAAGTTCAGCAAATGCCCAACTACAAGCAAATGAAACGTAGAAACGAACACCCTCTAGAATATTAACACTCATTAGGGTTAGCCACAATAGCTTCTTGAGTTTGTACATATCAACGGTAATTGTCTTAGCTTTGTCTTGGCTATCGAGTAAAATTGTGTGAGCACCGACACCTAATAGATTGTAGTACATGCTATATTCAATTAACTCATCGTAGTACTTGCTAATAGAGTCTGCACAACTTACAATCTCTTTAATATCCAACATCTCGTCAAAGATTTTAGACGGGTCGTTGTAGATATTACGAATAATATGTGTATATGAACGACTGTGAATAGTTTCAGAGAATGTCCATGTTTGTACCCAGTTTTCAATTTCTGGTAACGATACAATTGATGCAAACGCTTCAGTTGGCGCACGACCTTGTACACTATCAAGTAGAATCTGACGCTTTAAGTTTGAAGTAAAGATATGCTGTTCGTGCTCCGTTAGACCTTTAAAGTCTTTTGCATCTTGATAGATATCTACTTCTTCTGGTCGCCAGAAAAATCCAAGTTGTTTGTCAGTTAACTGATCAAATTGCTTGTACTTCAACGTGTCATAACGCTGAATAGTTGGACCGCCTGAAGGGTCCAAAAACATTTTTACTGATGTATGATCTACACGATTATTAACATCAAATACACTTCCCATATACGTCCTCTCTTTCTATTCTATTATAATAACACGCCCTTGCGGGCGTGTCAATATTTATATTGTACAAGAATCGCAATGCGAGTCATCGATGTCAGTTGAAGACTCTACGTTACTTTCTTCGCCTACTAGCTTGCTTACGTCAAGCTCTCCTTGGCCGTCGTTGGTATTGAAGTAATATAGTTGCTTGCCGCCGTACTTGTAAAACATAATAAGATGCTGTAGCATTACACTCATAGGAATCTTTTCGTCATCAAAGAACTGCGGATTGTAACTTGTATTAACTGAAATGCCTTGGTCAATATACTTCTGAAGTACTGCCATAATTTTCAAGTAGCCTTCTGGGCTCTTTTGTTCCCATAGTAGATCGTACTTGTTTTTAAGCTTTTTATATTCAGGTACTACTTGTTTCAGTACGCCGTGCTTAGATTGTTTTACACTAATGTAAGCACGAGGTGGTTCAATGCCGTTAGTTGCATTAGCAATCTGTGCACTTGTTTCACTAGGCATTAGAGCCATTAGAGTCGAGTTACGAATACCAGTATCTTTTAACTGCTCACGTAGTCCTGCCCAGTCCATACGTTCCTGATGCGGAACTAACTCATCTACATCTTTCTTGTATGTTTGGTTAGGAGTAATGCCGTGTCCGTACTTAGTTTCCATTAACCCTGGGATAGCGCCTTGTTCAGCAGCAAGATCAGCACTTGCTTTGATCAAATAGTAACTCCAAGCTTCTGCGTATTCGTCGATTAGTTCAAGTCCTTCTGCGGTAACATCTTGGTAGCTTAGACCGTGTTTAGCCATCCAGTAAGCAAAGTTAATAATGCCTACGCCAATTGGACGGCGCTTTTCTGTGCTCAACTGTGCAGCTAGGATAGGATAGTTCTGGTAGCTTAACAGTGCGTCTAAGCCGCGTACAGCAAGCGTACACGCTTTTTCGAAGTCAGCTGGTGTTTTGACATTACCCCAATTGATTGCGCTTAGTGTACACAGTGAAATTTCACCGTCTGGGTCATTGATATCTTTTAGCGGCTTAGTTGGCAAATCGATTTCTGCACACAAGTTACTTTGGCGAATAGGTGCAACTTCGGGAATGAAGCTACCGTGCTCGTTAGCATTGTCTACGTTCTGCAGATAGATTCGACCTGTGTTCTTACGTTCTTCAATGAACGCACTAAACAATGCAACTGCCTTAACTGTTTTCTTGCGTAGTTTAGTATTGCGTTCTGCTCTTTCGTACAACTCACGGAACTTGTCTTGATCAGCATAAAATGCATCATATAGTCCTGGCACATCACTAGGCGAGAAAAGAGTAATATCTCCGCCAGTGATAAGTCTTTCGTACATTAACTTGTTAAACTGTACACCATAGTCCATGTGACGCACACGAGTTTCTTCTGTGCCTTTGTTGTTCTTTAGAACTAACATTTCTTCTGCTTCTAAGTGCCATATTGGGTAGTAGATTGTTGCTGCGCCGCCACGTACACCACCTTGTGAACAACTCTTAGTTGCCGCTTGGAACATTTTGTAGAAAGGAATGATACCAGTATGGTATGCATCGCCCTTACGAATAGGCGAACCAATAGCACGAATGCTACCACCACCAATGCCGATGCCTGCTTTTTGGCTTACGTACTTGACAATTGAACTACTAGTAGCATTAATACTGTCAAGACTATCATCAGCTTCAATAAGGACACAGGAGCTGAATTGACGCTGTGGTGTACGCACTCCAGCCATAACAGGAGTAGGAAGAGATATATCATGAAGGCTAATAGCATCGTAGTAATCCTTAACCCACTTTAGTCTAACGTCAGATGAGTAATTTGAAAATAGCGTAGCAGCAATTAGAACATAACACATCTGCGGTGTTTCAAAGATTTCTCCAGTTACACGATTTTGTGCTAGGTACTTGCCACGTAGCTGTTCCATTGCCACATAAGTTAAATTCTCGTCTCGTTCGTGTTTGACAAATGAATTAATTTTTTCCCATTCATCGTCATTGTAGTATGTGATTAGTTCTGGATCGTAAAACCCACGTTCGATATTTTTCTCAACAAGTTCCTTAACTGTACAAGGATGATAGTCACCATAAACTTCCTTGCGTAAGGCATAGTTAATTAGGCGCCCGCCGACATATTGATAATTCGGAGTTTCTTCCGAAATAAGATCTGCTGCTGCTTTAATTAATGTTTCTTGTATTTCTGCACTTGTAATTCCGTTGTAAAACTGGATGTGACTTTTAATTTCAACTTCACTCGGTGATACACCTGTGATGCCGTCACATGCATGAAACACAACTTTGTGTAGTTTTTCAATGTCGAGCGGTTCTTTTCCGCCGCTGCGTTTGGTGACTTGAATCATTTGTAGTTTCCTTCTTTATTGTTTGTAAGTAGAGTTATTTATTGGAGGTTAGGCATGACGTATTTTTTTTCTAGTCGAAGAGTTTCGGGCAAGTCTTCAACTGAAACTGGTGCGTATTCGTCATAGCCTATACACAAATCTTTTAGAAAAAGTAAGTATCGTGTTTCCGATCTTTCTTTGTCTTGTCTAATATGTATCTCAAAATGTTCGGTCGAAAAGCGATCAGTTAATTGTAATGTGTAACAAATTCCAAGCATTAAACAAAACTCACAGTATGAATTTTCGTTTACTAATTCCCATGGTGTAGGCCAAGTTTGCTTGTCATACGGATCTGCATGTATGAGTACTTTAGGTGCTTTCTGATAGAAGTCAATAACATCCTGGATTGGAGTTTCGCTTGTCTCTAATGAGTTACGAAACTCATTCCAGGCGAAGAGGCGCTGCTCGTATGTGCCGTTAAACATAAGTCTCCTTATGATTTAACTCTTGCTCGGAATTGAAGAATTCCTGCGTCTCCTGAATTAGTTGTTGATACTGCGAGAGTGTCTGTTTGTACAAACGAAGTTGTCCATACAATGTTTTCTGCATAGTTTGCACTGCCTGTGATATCGTAATCATCAATTATGTCTACAGTTTGGCCTGTTGGTTCAATTGTTACAGTTAATGTGCCGAATCTTTTAAATGTTCTAATTGTAGATTCGTACACATATTCAATTTCATATGTTTTTATACTATCTGCTGCTAGTCGGAAAGCATACTGCGGCGATGTAGAGTCTGGAATAGACACTTGCTTGGTATAACCTTCTTCGTAGAACACTGGTCCAACAACGTCAGGAGTATAATTGCTAGTAACTAAGTTTGCAGATACTAGTCCGTCTCTTGCCGAACCTGTACTTAAAATATAACTTCTTTCAAAGTAATCGTCAACTGAAATGTTGCCAGAATATGCAAAATTAATTATACCGTATGCACCGTAATCTGGGTCAGCTGGTCCGCTATAACGATTACCTACATTGTAAAAATGATTTTCTCTAGAAACGTTGTCAACGCCATACTTAACTAAAATACCATTTGCGTATATTTCTTTAAAGTCGTTCGATGACAATATATTGTTTCTTGGGTAAGGATTTCTAGTATCGTACGTCTGCACGTTGTGGCCAAACCCTATACCATAAATGCCTAAATAGAAAGAATTCTTATGAATTACATTATCAACCGAGTAATCGTCGCTGGTAATACCGAAACACAAATCGTTAAACGAACAGTTTTGAATTATATTATTTCCTGAGTATACTGCCATGCTGTCGCTTGTTAGTTTAATACCAGCATTAGTTGTTACATCTAAATCAGTTTTGGTTAATGCATCAAACTTTCCTTGAAATTCTATGTCTTCGACTATGCTATTTCTGCAGTTAAACAAGTTTATCAAAGGACTTACAGAATTTGTCGAAGCATATTCAATTGTCATACTAGCCAAGTGTATATTAGTTGGCTGGTTATTTGTAGTAACACTTGAAGTATAAATTGGATTCGATGGCGTAGAAAGATCACTAACGGTTAAGAATGCTGATTGGTCACCTACTACTGAAATGTTTGTTTTTCCTTTGCCAGCGCCAATTAGCTTAGTATTCTTAGGTAAGTAAATTGTATCAGAAATAACATATGTTCCTGGCTCCATGTGTAGTATTGCCTGGTCACTACTGTCAGTGTTTAGATACAGTTGATAGATAGCTGTCTGAAGTTCTTGTGTACAGTCGCTACCGTCTCCTAGCACACCAAAAGCCCTAACACTTACTCTATCGTCAAGTCTATCTTGTAAATCTCTTGTAGATGTTCCTGCTATGCTCGACTCGGGACGATATGTGTAAGTGTTTACAAGACTAAACAAGTTATCGTTTGATGTTAATATACGAGTGTTGCCAACTGCTGGTGCACCTTCGCTTACACTGCCATTGCCAATGTATAAATGTTGTGTATCAATTGCCCAGCCAAGCTCACCTGAAGCTAACTGTGGAAGACCGGAACCGGAGTTCTCCTTCCCTCTTCGAATTTGTATGCGTGATATACTGACGACTGCCACATGAATCTCCTAAAATACTTTAAAGTATTTATGCGTATTTCTCGTAATACTGATAGACACGCTCGTACCATTCGTGTCGCCACTCGTCATACTCATGTGGCCATAAGTCAAACTGTTGATAAATTTCACCGCCTATTTCCATAGGATCATCACCGCGAGTACACATAAACACGTGGCCTTCACGTATATTGGTGCCGTGTACCGCGTTGTGCGCTTCGGCATACGCTACCATTTGAAGATAGTAGTCTACAATCCACTCTTCCTTTTTAGGCTTGTTAGACTGCTTAAAATCCATAATGCACGG